ATAACCTCTTCCTATTTTTTCTAATTCATTTGTTGGTATATCTATGAATTTTTCATAATCTTTTGTTTCTTTTCCTTTCCATAATTTACTTTTTTGTAGTTCTCTCTTTACCATGGCTTGTTCTTGTCTTCCTTTGGTATAAAAAGGAATAGGAGATGCTTCAGCTGCAGCTTCAATATCTTGATATCTACCAATAGCTGGAGAAGCAACTTTCGCAGCATTCTTAGATCCAGCCATATATTCCAATTTTGACGCTATTTCTGCTGGATTTGCCTTTAGAGCTCTGCTTATAGTTCTACCTACAGCTGGAACAACTTTACGACCTATAACTTGCGCTCCAGACCACGCTATAGGAGCATATCCAGCCGCCGTCCCTAATGCATGACCAACTCCATATCCATATGATGGATCTTCTGGTTGTGGTATTTGAGGCGTAGATGTAATATTAGGTATTTGTAAATTAGTTCCAAGAATAGAATTTAAAGACCTATTTAAAAGACCAGCCGCTCCCTGAAAAGCCTGCGTAGGCATAGCTGCTAAATCAAGAGCTTGATTTGCTAAACTGGTTCCTGCTCCACCATACCAAGTGTTCTGCGCTTTTTGCATCCAATTCTGTTTATTTAACCCAATTTTTGAATAGTATTCATTTTTATCCATATCGGAATAATGTTTATTATATAATGAATCTGCCAATTGTTGGTCCGACATATCATCATATTGAGGATATTTCTGTCTGATTTCTCCCATGTTTATCATTTTATTTATCCTCGTATGCCCAATGGATCGGCTGCGGAAACAGCAGCCTTATCAATATTTCCAGCACTACCTAAATCAGAAGGAGCTGAGCTTAGACTATTCTCGTAAGCAGTCCTTAATGCTTTAGGCTTTAAATATTCAGGATACTTGTTCATATTCTCTTTATTTACTTTATTCTTCTCAAAGTTATAAACTGGCATGTTATTTTCATATTCATTCCATGCAGCTCTCGCCTTTCTTATTGATATGTTCTTATCTTCAGCCATATCAAAAAATTTCTCCTCTTCAAGCATTCTGTTTGATTTTGCTTTTAAAAAATTCCCAATATCTATACGAGCTTTATCTGTCATGCTTCTATTAAGCTTAAGTTCTCCAGCAAATTTTAGCTCATAATTAGTTAATCTATTTGTTTTCATCAATTTAAGCATCATTTGCTGCATGTTTTTTGCGGCGTTATCGGCTTTCTGAGCCTCTGTAGAAAAGCTTGGAATATTTCCTCTCAAAGGTCCCCTTTCTGCCTCACTAAGCTTAGGATATGAGCTATTAAACTGATCTATTAGATTTTTCATTTGAATTGCGTCTTTACCAGTATTATGAGCCTCTTCAGTAGTCTTGGCGTATGACATCAAGTTTTCCTTAGATTCTGCCTCAGATATCCTTAACTTTGATTTTTTCTCTGCTAATTCTAATGCACGACGTTGCTTTTCTTCTGGAGTTTCATTTATTTTTTTATCTTGCATTCCATTAAGAATATCTAAAACTCTTCTAGCTTTTGTAGGCTGTTGCCATTGTTCAGGCATAGGTTGTTGCTCTGGCATAGGTTGTTGCTCTGGCATAGACTGATCTTCCATCTGCTGCCCTAATGTATTAGCTGGTCTCTGACCATATTGTTGCATTGGTCTAGCAGGAGAATAAGCGCCAAATTGATTCCCAGCTTCCATAAGATTAGGAATTTCCTGTCCTCTAGCTTGATTAAATGGAGACATTGTTTGACCACTGGGTCTCATATCCTGAGTAGGTCCGCCAGAATATTGTTGGTTAGGCTGCAATTGTTGAGCAGGAGCATTTATTGCTGGCATAGGAGGTTGTCCACCTTGAGAACCCTGGGTTTCTTCAATAAGCTGCATTATACTTTTAACCCTTTCTCTTTCTATCTGATTCTTTAATTGTTGGGCATAGTCTTGTTTACTAAGTAATCCAGATTGCGCCCCAAGATGTCTCTCCATAGCTTTTCTTTGGGCAAACTGTGATTCCATATTAGGACCATAATATTGACTCTCATTTTGAAGTCTTCTATGCATATCAGCAGCAGCCATTGCGCGCTGTTCTTGCTCTTCTGGCAGACCAGCGGCTTGCATAGCTTTGTATATAACGTCTGCAATACTCATTCTATTAAACATAATTTTACCTAGTATTTATTATTTCCTGGTCGCTATTGGCTATACCTGTTTAGAGAAAAAACCTTGTCCCCATTTCCCTGCCTCTCCCCATCCCTTACTTTGACCATATATATCTAAAGCTTTCCCACCAAGAACTCCACCAGTTAACATACCTTCTAAGCTGCTTTGCTGCCTCTGATGTTCTAATTGCGCTTGAGCTTTTAGCATGTCATTTAAAGATCTAGTAGATCCTGTAGCCGCGCTTAATCCAGTTCCCATCATTCCTTGTTCTCCCTGTAGACCTTGACCATAAAGATTAGTACCCCTAGTCATATAATCGTTATAATCCTGATTAGATATGCCATACACTCTCCTTGCCATTTCTTCTTGATGAGCTGGGCTACCAACATATCCTCCAGCAGATGCGGCTTGGTTTCCAGCCCTCATAGCAGCGTCAGCATTATATTGATATCCTGGTGATCGTTGATATCCAGATCCTATCCTAGACATTACACTGCCCGGATCAGATAAAAGCTGTTTATATTGTTCTTGCAATGTTGGAATAGATTTTTGACCTGCTTCAACATATGGTTGTAACATACGTTGTTGCACTCCTCTCATTTCTTCTAATTCAGAACGACCACCACCACCACCACCGCCGTCGCCCATGCCAAATAAAGAACCTGCTAAGCTCATTACCGATGGTATTACGTTCGACCAAAAACTCATAAATTCACCTATCTATATATTATTATTATGTAATATCCACGACGCCATCACCTAAGACAAATCTTCCTTTGCCCCAAAATCTAAATTGAAATGTTATTTCGTTGTATCTTCCTAAATTATAACTCTCAAGAATATTTCTCCTCTTTCCTACACCATTAAGCACCTCTCCTTTTGAGCCTCCAAAAGTTACTCCTCCATCAGATGATGTGCTTATATCAATTCTTGCTATCTCATCGTCATATCTATGTCCTTGCTCAATAGGGAAAGTTATTTTTTTAACTATAAATGGAGTTCTGTCAGCTTTTGCAGATGTAGAGGTAACTATTATTCTTGGGATCTCGTGCCCGTTATAATCTGTATATGCTGACGACATTTTATATAGATTATAATCATTATAACTTATAAAATAATATGCATTATTACAATAAGCTACACGTCTCGCTATATGGCAATTTTGGCTAGCATCACTTAATGTATAAAATTTCTGTGTATTAAAGTCATAAGTATAAGTTACATCATCGCTAGGAAAAGTTAACTGATAAAAAACATGTCCATCTTGTTTAACGATAAAGCCAAAAGAGTTCTCTGGGTTGCTTAATTGGGACAGTCTATAGTTTATTCCATCGGTAGATATAGTGTTAACTACTCCTCCAGCGCAATACATTATCGAAGGTCCGGATTTCTCATTAGTAGCTAACCAAACTATAAAATCATCTCCTGCGGCAATAGTAGCAGGATTCATGCAACCATAATCTATGCTATATCCATTGTTTCTTTGATAAGGAAACAATTTAAGCCCTAGATTGTTCCATACTTCAGTTGATATAGAGCCCATAACTAAAAGCTGCCCTACCTTTCCTGGAAATCTTACGCACGCAACTACATCATCAGATTTATTTTGAAATGTTCCAATTTGCTCTGGAGCAGCTGCAAATCCACCGGTAAAACCAGATCCGGCGGTATGATTATTGCTTGTTATTACTGTAAATGTGGCTCCTGTTCCATTTCCCCCTAAAGTTTCATAAATAACTGCATTGGCATATCCAGCTCCTGAAGCTAAAACGCTATAATCTAATATAGTTCCGCTTCCATCTATTTCATCAACTTTTATCTTTCCTGTACTAGCATTTAGCTTTCTATTTACAACTGTTAGCTCATCATCTACTTGATATCCTAGTCCTCCATCAACCAATGTAGCTGTAACTATAGAAAGTATGTTTTCGTCAGAAAGCCTCCATCCCGGGGTTCTATATGGCTGTATAAAAGTATTGCTGCTATATATAGCGGCGATTATTCTATTATCCTGATAGCAAATATAATTAGGCGTAAAGTCTATATTTAATTTTTCAAATACCTCACTAGAGTAATCGTAAATATAGATTGAGGTTTTATCACAAAAAAACACTTGAGATTGTATGTTTTCATCAATAAAAACATCGATGTTTCCATCAGAAGTTCCTATTTTTCCTATCTCAGATGTAGTAGGAATGTTATTTTTAAAGGTAACCATTTGTACGCTATTACCTATAACAGCAAACGCTCTATTTGATCTTGAGCTATAGAATATTCCCCTTCCTACTCCTGATAAAACCCAGTAGAAGGCTTCTCTATAGCCGGCATAGTTTACCATCCAGCCATCAGCCTGAAACATGTTATATACCTGTTCAACAGAAATCTTTGGATGTCTGCCAAATTTTGTTGAGCATAATAGAGTTAGCGGAAGTTGTGCCATATTATTAATACCCAGTTGGGCTGTATCCCCTACTTAAGTTATATGACATCCAGTCTACTGATCCTCCACCTCCATATAAGTTTATTCTTTTAGGAGTTATATCAATATAATTCATGCTATTAATATTCGAAGATATCTTATCTATTATTTGCTGAACTTCAGGATCTACAGGATGACCATAATAACTACATAGTCTTTTTGCCAAAAGACTTTCTAAATAATCTATATAGTAAAGATCATATACCAACAGCATATCAGTAGGAAGATCAGATACTCCTACTGAATTAAAATTATATTTACCCCATATATGAAGAGGATATGTATCGGCAGGAGTTGGATAGATATATAAATCACATCCTTTTAGCGTTCTTTCAAAATTACACTCATATGGAAGCGAATTAAATCCTTCAACACCACCAGAAGCATGGTATCTTTCTCTGCTTATTTTCTCTACTGGATATCTTACGGTATCTAGATTAAAAGTTAGAGACATAGGCTCAACAAGATGTTCAATAAAATATTCTTCTTGTCCAATAACAGCATCTATTGTTTTGCTAGAATTATATGGAATCATTCTTGTATTAGCAGAATGATGAGCCAAGACTTTATTAAATAGATCTAATCCTATTGCTGTATCATCGCCACCGACAGTTTGGTAATCCTTAGACCTAATCTTAGATAGGTAAAAAGCATTGGTAATCAATTTATTGAGCGTATATGCCATTTTCACCTCTTATTTTATTAAAGGTGCCTGATTAGTAAAATCAGGCACCTAAAACTTAAGATATAGGTATATATCCTAACTAAACACTATAAGTAAATGACTTCACTCGTAATGTAGCTGCAACTTCTGATGCAGAATCCATCTTATAATATATAGTTGGAGCTCCAGTAACTATGGTTGATACACAATCCATATTTGCATATTGAGCTATTACTGGGTCTGCCACAACAGAGCCACTTATTACAGAATAGGCATAATTGCCGTCAGCACTTAAATAATAGCCATTTCCTGCCGCAACTGGAGTAACACTACTTGCAAAAGTAACATTAGAGTAAGTGTCAATAGGAGCTACAGCAGTAGCCAATGATAGCGCAGTATAAAGTATAGGAAAGCTTCCAGAAGCTGGAAGAGTAATGCTTATACCATGATCATATACAAATGTTTTATCTGAAGATTTGCCTAATGTATAAAATGATGGAAATTGAGCAGATCCATCAGTTAAAACAGTGCCAACTAATCTAGATGCGTCATAGCCATAAGGAAGATATGGTGCAGTTTTTGATAAAGATATAATAGCAGATACGCCTGGATTAATTATTCCAGCTGAAGAAGCGATAAGATGTACGTAATAAAAAGTACTATTTGCTAAAGCTCCTGCGTCCATACCACCAGCGCCAACTATTGCTGAGTTAAGAGAGATGTTGGCAGAAGCAACCATATCAATAGTATTGGTTGAATCTGAGCATTCACCTGCGGTTAAAAGCAATGTAGTGGCACTAGCCCATGTAACATTAAGATTTCTAAGATAAGGACCAGGCTTTCTTGATCCTGTAACAGGTACAACTATTCCAGCGTTTACAGTCATTTTATTTCTCCAAAATTATTTTATATTTATAACTAAACATTAAATGTAAATGATTTAACTCTTAAAAAAGCTGACGTGGTTGATGCAGAACTCAACCTGTAATAAATCTGCGGAATACTATCAACAAAAGTAGAAACTGATGCTATGTCTCCAAATTTAAGGACGCCAGCTACAGAACAAGATAAGGCTGAACATGCATGAGTTCCATCTATGCTTAAAAATATTGCATGACCCGCGCTCACTGGTTTAATACTTGCCAAAAAACAAACGTGAGAAGGATGCGCAATAGCTGCAACAGCTGGAGCCAACGACAAAGCCGTATAAGATATTGGAAAGTCTCCAGTTTCTGGAAGCTCAATTTCAATAGGATCCTTATGAGCAAATACGCGCGAAGAACACTTTCCTTCAATGCTAAAAGGCAAGAACTCAGCTGAACCATCAGTCAAGACAGTGCCAGCTAATCTAAAAGCATCATAGCCAGTAGGTAAAGATGGCGCGGTTGCTGATAAAGATATAACCGCTGATACAATAGGTATTGTTAATGCTGCTGAAGAAGCAATGACATATATATAATAAAAAGTATTGTTTGCTAAAGCCCCTTTGTCCATTCCGCCAGCACCAACTATTGCAGAATTAAGAACGATAGAAGCAGGAACAACCATACTAATAGCATCAGTTGAATCCGTACATCCTCCCGCGCCTAAAGACAATGTAGTAGCGCTAGTCCATGAAACAGTAAGACCTCTAACATAAGGACCAGGTTTTCTTGAGCCTGTAACCGGCAAAACAATTCCAACATTTTGAGTCATTTTATCTTCTCCAGCAGTATTTTATATCACTATGCAGCCGCAACGTTTGCGTCTAATGGAAGACAAATACGCTGTGAACCACGTGGAACTAATAAAGCACCCCAGATAGTGTCATTAACTAACAAGTTTTCGTTTTGACCAAGAAATGGACCATGGTACATACGCAATGAAACTTGTGTGTCTTTATCTGTATCTATTGAGCTTGGATATGGACTTTGATCAGTAAGTCTTGGCATTGCTAAATAAAACATGTCGCCAGCAACTCTTAATCCACATTTATGTGATGGTAAAAATTTAACTGTCGTACTACCAAGCACAATTGGGCTGCTGATATTTTGTAGTGGATGACCAGCAGAAGAGTTTAGACCTTGACCTTGTGTATAAGTACCGGTAACAATCTGAACTACTACGTTACCACCGGTAGAATCAGCATTTGCAATAACACGGAATTGAACTAATTGGTTGGTTCTTGCATGACCCCTAAAGGTTGTTGCTCTAATACCAGAAGCAGCTAAGAAATAACCCATATCACCAACTTTTACTGCATTAGTCTGAGCTCCAGCACCACTCATTGTAAGTTCTGTAACGTTAACACCTGTTGGATCATTTGTGGCTGTAATTGTTAACGTAGTATCTGCTATGCCAAGAGCACCAGCTATATGATCAGGAAGGTTATTAGAACTATGATATGTAGTCATTGGAGTTCCAAAAGTACCAACTTCCCAGCTTTGAGCTATTGAGTCATTACGTCGTGGAACAAATTGACCAAGACCTGAACCAATGATTGGTGGGTAATAGTTTGTAGGAAGAACCATCTCATGTTTTATTGATGGAGCGCCCATTGTTAACCAATCGCTTTGTGATTGTGCTAAAGCTTGATAAGTCAGTAAGCCAGTAGAAATAAAGTCAACAAATCTAGTTGGACCAGAGTTAACCTGCATTTGACCATAGTTAGGTGACTTAGGATCTAAGTTAGTAGCAGACCCAGTAATATGTTTTGCTACTTCTATTTCTACTTTTGATCCTAGTTCTTCAGCCATTGCACGACCTTCTTGTTCCCAAAATCCCTCTTTGTTCAAGTTAAAAATTCTTTCTTGGTCTGTAGCACTAATTGCAGAATAAGCGGCACCAATAATAGGTAGCTCTGCAATATTTTGATATATAGGATGTGTAGAAACGATAAGACCGTTGCCGGAAGTGGCGCCAGAAGGCAAAAAAATACTAATTGTGTCGCCTAAGTTTTTTGAGATGCCTCTATGAGCATCGTTGTATTTATGATTACATACTTTTGAAACAAGACAGTTTTGATTTTGAAAACCAGGTAATTGCCGGTCTCTGTTATAAGTTTTAACTTGTTGTAGAATGTTTATTGATGCCATGTTGTCTCCTCAAATCTAATAAAATTTTTATTATGAGTGAGGATTACAAAGAGCTAATAGCTAAAATCTAAGACTAGGAAGTTTCCTAATGTCTGAGATGCTTTCTTCTCCACCACCCAAGCCATAAGACGATGGTTTTATCTGAGATAATGGTTCAGGAGCCTTCTCCCTTGACAACGCTTCTTTATTTCTTTTGATTGATTGAGAAAGAGCAATAAGCTTTTGAATTCCTTTTTGAGGCTTAATATTTGTTGCATTTAATATAGTAGTTAACTTAGTAATATCCGCGTCAAACTCATTTACAACATCAGGTAGATTATCTAACGAATTAAGCATAGAAACTAATGGATGATCAGAACTTATCTGACCAAGACCAGAAGATTCTAGCTTGTCAAAATTTCCAGCTGCCACTAGCTTTGATTTAATATCATTAGCTACAGCTAGCCTCGTTTGATCTTCGTATTCCTGTTGTTGCCTTCGCTTAAAGAGTTGGTATCTCTGTTCCTCTGTATAAGCTTCTTGAGAAGGTCTTTGAACCATCTCATCTTGCTCATAATGACGCTCACTACTTTGTTGATCTGCTGTATTAGCCGCATTTAATCTAGCCTCATACTCAGCTCTAATCCTAGCTTCAGTTTTTCTCTTTACATCATTGGAAATTATATTTACCTGATCTTGGGAAAAATGCTTAACATTTTCCTCAGCTGGCTGCTTCTCAGGGGCAACACTAGTCTCAGCAGCAACATTATTATCAATTGCCGACGCATCCTCTGATACTTCCACCGCTTCAGGTGAAACTATTGCTTGTTCATCACTCATTTAAAACCTTTTTGACTGTTAACCCTAGATCAAGGTAGATGTTTTTTTGACTGTTAACCCTAGTCAAGGTAGATGTTTTTTTGACCGCAAAAACACCGCAAAAACTGCGTATAAATATTATATTTATAGTATTAATGTTTGTAGATTATAGGTCAATTAAATACTTGATTTTAAAGATAATATATGATACATAATGATACTGTTGTGGCAATTGTTGACCTATTTACAACTTAAGAGGACAATTAAATACATGAAAACAGACTCAAGCGAAAACACACGATCTATTAGAATAAGTAAGGATTTTTATTCTTTAGCAAGAAAAGTATCTATTAACGAAGGAAGAACCATCAGTGGTCAGATAGTATATTGGGCAAAGATAGGTAAAGCAGCATTAGAAAAAAGTCCTTTAAGTGTCTTGATTAAGGGAATAACAAATAGTTGAAGGCTAGATAAATGAGCGATTATAAACTTACCCCAGAAGAAGTTAAGCAAATAGCTGAAATGGAAAAAGAAACAGAAGATTTCTTTAATTCTATTGATGAAGATAATTGTATTAATGGAGTACCTGTTACAGGTGCTAATATTTATTGGCACGGTAAGGCTAAATATCGGATATGGAACATGGGCAGAAACATAGAAAAGGAAATAGAAAAACATATAATCAAAGATTAAATAATGTATGTATGCTACCTATTAGATTCATTCGTAAAATGCGGCGTTCCTGTTATACGATGATGAGATTGCATAAATTTGCTGTGAGCATCTATTACATCCATATCTTTCCTATGCTGATGACCTGAGCTATCGATTGCATTTTTAACTACCTTTTCTGCGAGAGATGCATGTAATTTCTCTTCTTCAAGATTAATATAAGCATCTTCTGTCTTCATTTTAGAAAGAAGTTCAACTTTTTTAAGGGACAGTTCTTCTTGATCTAAAGCTAGTTTAGCAGCATCTATTTGAGCAGCAGTATTATTCTTTTCTGCAGATAACATAATCTCTTCTCTTCTTGACTCTTCTCTCATAACTCTAGGATCTTGTTGAGCTTGTTGGTTTTGAGCCATCATTTTAGCCCTTTCTTCTTTTTCATTAACATATTTTTTATAAAGATCTTTTAATTTGCTTGCTCCTTCTATCGTCATATTATCTATTGCAACTCCTAGTCCTTTTTCTTGTATGAATTCTGCAAAGCCAGGAAGAGAGCTAGACATCTGGGTTATTTGAGAGACAGCATTTGCTTTTTGCAATTCAGAGCTAGGACCAGCTTCAACTTTTATTTTAAATAATAAAGGATTGTATTTTAAAGAAACTTGCCCTCGCCCGTTAACGGGAACATATTTTTCCGTAGATTCATTGTCAATTATTGGAAGATGTGTTGCGTCTATATAAACAGATGGAATTAACTTTAAGATAATTTCTGCAACTCTGTTTAGAGATATCATGTAGTTTCCAATAACAGGTTCGCCAGATCTGCTAGAGTTTATTCTACCCTGTAATATAGCTTCTCCACTTAATTCTGTTTCATTTATTCCAGCTTGAGCATCATAAGATCCTAATATATGCTGCAGAAGAATAGGCACGTATTGAAATAAAGCAAACATTTCAGGTGGAAATGCATTTCTCATTAACTGTTCTGGCTTAGGGTTTATCTTATCTGAAACATTATTATCATATGCTTGCCAGATTAATGAATCATGATCCTGAGGATTAATCAGGTTGTCTTTATATTCTGTGGATATGCTTTCTTTTGCGATAAGATACTTATGATTGCTTAAATTTTGGCACTGATCAGCCAAGGAAGACATAATATTATTATAAAGATTTTGGGCACCAAGAGAATTATATAAATAAGGTCTTGTCATTAGCTCAGGGTTTTTATTATCTCCTTCTAGAGCAACCGAATTACCATCAAAGAATACATAAGGCAATACATCAGCAGCTTTTACCCTTTCTTCGGATAAAATAGTATTCCCTATAATCTTATATCTTATAATCTTTTCTTTTGACCATTTTCTTTCTTGTACTATAAAAGGAAGAGCTTCCATAGAATAATTTTCTTCTTCAGACGACGCCAATCTATCTTCTTCTCTCCTGTCATATTCTTTTTTCTCAATAACTTCTCCAGAACTAAGCTTTACAATATCAACAGTTTCATATTGTTTTTCATAGTAATCAGCAATAGCTACAACTTCTTTATCTTGTATTTTATAAAACCACTCAAATCCATCATCTAAAGGCTTAAACTCTATATCATCTAATTTTACTCCATATTCTTCTTCTACCCGTTCTTTTGCTTGCGTAAAAAGCTCACAACAATATTCCGAATCTTTCTTGCTAATTTCTCTAGCAAGTATATCAAAACAAACCTGTGTTGTTTCTCTAGCTTTTTTCCATACTATTTTTTGATCAAATGTTGGACCTTCTTTATATTCTGCAATAACTTTAGATGCACTATATCCACCGCTAGCTATCTCTTGAATAAGGGCTTGTTGAGTTCCATCAATATTTGCTTCGCTGATTACCTGCCTTATATGCCCCTCAATAACATCTCTTAGCGCTATAACTTCTTCTGTTATATCAACGCCATCCTGGATCATTACTGTAATCCCAGGGACTCTCTTATTAAACTGCTCTCTTATTCTATTTAAATGAGCTTCTATTATATTTGCCTCAACAATAGGCTTATTTAATTTACTAAAGGCGTTTCTCTGAGAATCTGTAATTGTACTTTTATATACAGTTTTTCTATAAAGATTATACCTATCTACATTTTCTTTATTAAATTTTCGTGATCTTTCTATATTTTCAATTATTCTCTTAAGAGTGTCGCTATCTTTTTTGGTTTTCATTTGTGCCTTCTTGCTCACATTAACTAGAAACTCCAATATTCTACTTTTATTAGACATAAGGCAAGTGAGTTGGGAGTCAAATGGGGATGAACTTAGTGAACTTGGTGAACTTTGTTTCCAACAATTGTCAAAAGTATGCTACTGCCCCCATAAAGCAGCTCGGTTTTTTCTTATCTCTTCTTGAGATCGTTTTATACTTGTTGCTATCTCTATATTCTTATCTTCATCTTGAGAGAAATAAGTTAGTGCTACGCCATTGATGAATGTTAGATTGCATGCATCAAAAGCTGTATCGACAATATCATTTCTTCTTTCGCTTTCATTGGCAGTGATTGACGTCATATGATCTATGCACATCTTGGTATGCTGCGCTCCATATGGTAGAGTTATAAGCTTTCTTTTTACATATTCTTGAATTCTTATATATCTGTCTGATTTCGAGCCTGAAGATCCTGACCTTTCTATTGGAAGCACGCGCATCCCTTGTATCTTGCCAAGAACGCTAGCTAGAGTAGTGCCTGTGCTCTTCTTTTCTATGCCAGCAAACATTGGTAGTTTGCCATGTCTGCTGCTTGAGGCATAAAATGACATAAAAGAAGCTTCTAAATCGTATGGTTCTACAAAAAGCTCTACACAATCAAGCCAATGCAATGCATATTTTCCTGTATATGTCCCAAAATGCTTTATCTTATATAGTCCCCACAAGCTAAATACAGTTGCGTCATTATATGTCTTTGCTGTTTCTGCACAGTCTACAGTAATAAATGTTTTAATAATGTCTGGATCTTCACTCAAGATAAGGAAATCTTCTGTTTCATATAGTGCACCACCAGCTGGGATAGGATTTTGTTGAAAATGAGCAGCAAATATATATTTTTGATCTGCTTGCATTTGCCTTAGTATTTTAGTGGTATGAAGTCTTGGGCAGAGGGCATTACCAGCTAAATCCAGCGCTGGAAGTATAATAGTTTTCCACTGTTTAGACCTAATAAGATGATCTGCTAAATCGGCTTCATGCAGTCTTTGACCAATATATATTAGCGGAGTATTAGAGCCATTATTACGACGTGTTGTTATAGAATGATGGTATCGCTCTATAGCTTCCTCTCTCCTATCTGATTTTGTTACTTCTGTAGGTTTTTGAAAATCATCGATAATAAGAACGCCACCAAATCTATCATCAATTCCTCTGATTCCTGCACCTCTTCCTACTATAGCTCCTTTAGCTCCTACAGCTTCAATTGATCCACCTTGCGTGGTTGTAAAAACAGACTTGGCTTTAGAATCTGTTCTTAAACTAACTCCAAATATCTTGTTGTAATAAGGGCTGGTCAATAAATCTTTTATCATGGATGTAGCTTTTACGGCTACCTCTCTAGATACGCTAACATATAGAAAATTAGAATCTGGAAAGTGAGCTAAGGACCAAGCTATGAAATGAACAATCATTTCAGTGTTATGAGTTAGAATCAAACCTTTTCCTGCGGCAAACAAACTATCGTCAGCGTCTACAGAAAAACATACCATCTCGCATGACTCTGTTTCGGAAATATTTGATATAAACCTACGAGGAGAACATTTGATACCTCTAGGAACTAAAATTTGTTTTCTTTTTAATCTAAATGGATCTGTTCCATCAGGAAGCCTAATATTTACATTCTTAGACCCACTTTTTATGTTGTATATACGATAGACTCCTCCCAAAGAATTAACCAGATAACAAAATCCATTAATAATATTTTGGTTTTTATTACAAAATGTTACTTGTCCATTTTTCTTATTACATGTTCCATCGGTGTCCATTAATCCTTGTAACAATGATAATCTACCCTGTTTCGACCATCTATAAACGTCAGAAGGTATATGCTTATTATTAATAAGATTGTTCTTTCTTAACAATAAATGGAAACCATTATTAATTATTCCATATGTTTTTGCGTTGCCACATTTATCGCTTTTCCTATCTATCATCGTATGTCCATGCTCTTTAAAAGCACTAACAATGTCTTTATCCATTGTTGTAATAGTAGCTCCACTGCTATGTCCATCTCCTAGCCAACAACCAAACAGATAAGGATCAATAAAAGGCTCAATATCTCCATATTTCCCATCAACTAATGGTATTCTCCAATGTTTCCTACCATCAGCTTCGTATATTGTTTTTTCTATATGCTGTGTGGTAAATGTCTTAAATTTTGGAGTATAGCGATCACAAACAGACCATAAATGCTCAGAATTACAAACAATAGATTGATTATCATTAAACATAACCTTCTTTGCTTTTAATACTCCCTGAGGGTAAACACCTTTTACTTTAACCCATCCAGATGACCCAACTAGTTCATCACCAATCTCCACATCCTTCGCTATCTTCCATCCATTTTTAGTAAGCATCGGAGTATAGATATCTATAGCTTTCCCGTATCTTGGCGGTACGTTAATAAGAAGCTTTTTACATGATCCTGCAAAAACGTGATTTAAACCACGGCTTATTACCGAATAATGTGATTCTCTTCCCATTGGAGGATCAATAATGAATTTTCTTCCCCTAATGAGCTGATAGAAAGTTTGAGTAAAATGGAGGTAGTTGGATAATAAAGCAGCGCGACTATAAGCGGCATCATATATAGATTCATCACCTTGTGATGGGTCTATTATTATTTCTGGGTTTTTAGTAACTATCACATCTGATAGATAATTACCAACATTATTCATAATCTAACAGCTGATCTGGTTCTTTTACATTTCTTACAGCCCTAGTCCCTTTGCTAGTAATCCCTCTCCATTTTTTTAGAATACCATGATGTTCTATTTCTTTACTATGATCATGCGCTATCTGATCTTCAGTGCAGTTGCATAGTAGCTCAGGCTTTATCTTACCGCAAGAAGGGCACGTTATCACTCTTCCTTCGGTTGTAGCCATAATTGTTCTACCAAAACACAACGAACATTTAGTCATATTGATACTTCATGTGTTGATTGATGTAGATCTTATTATTTTGGGGTATTTTATACATATACCTCTAAAATGGTCTTCAATCATTTTATAATAACGCACGAGCTCAGGTGTACTCTTTACACCATCCTTTATTGATACTTCAATGCCACATTCGATTAGTGTATTTTGCTTGGGTGTATTACAAATATCATTAAATACATTAAATTCTGGCTCTTTTCCACAAACCAAGCACTTAGCCATTTCTAGTTTTTCTACTCTACAAATTGTACATTTACTCATCTTGCCTCTCCTCTTCTTCTATTGGCTCATTAACAACCTCAGGCTCTTTCATGTAGTCTAGTTCTATCCTGTTCTCTTGCATAAGAATAGAACTGACTTCAACCAGGCGCTTAAAATGAGCATCTTGTCCTATATCAGGATCTCCACCATAATGCCCTTGCATCCTATTTAGCTCAGCAATAGCAGCTATTGCAGCTGGATAATTCCTGTTATATTTTGCCTCTTCTGCTACAGAAACCAACATCTTCAGTTTCCATCCGTAGGTAATAGCGGTATTTTTATTATACTCCTTTGTCTTTCTTTCTAAATATTCCTTTGGTTCTAATCTACCTAAGATAGCATAAGCTTCTTTTATATTTAAAATGCCAGCTTTTGAAGCGGATTTTCTGACGCTTCCATTACAAATATACGCATCTAAGTATATCTTTTCTTGGTTCGTTATTGGCATTATGTTTCATAGCTGATATTTATTATCAAGAAATGGTCCAATATTCAACGCACGAAGCAATAATTCCATATTCTTATTTAATTTAGATATAACATCTTTTATTAAGACACTAAAGTGTGAACTATCGAAAGTAAGCTCAGAAAGTTGATTAATGGCTAGTTGTAGCTCACGTGTAGAAATTACCACGTTACGTCGTTGTACATCTTCTTCATCAATTTCTGGGGCATTGACTTTGTCTTTGTTTCCATCAGATCTTATACCTTTATATATACAGGGAATAGTTATAGTGCAGTATTTATCTCCGATATTATACTTATAAACATAATTACAACTGTTTCCCATTAGCTCTATCCCTTTTCCTTTAAGATCTATTTCTATTGCCTTTATAGACTCTAATAGGTTTTTGATACTATAAAAGTCTGTTATCACATCATTAATACTTTCACTGTTAGCGTCTGCTTTTTTAACTATTTTACATCTGATCTTTATAGTTTTATTCATAGTATTAATATCTTCAAACTTAAACCTTCCAAGAACATATAAAGGATCTACATTAATAATGCATTCTTGCCACATTTTTAGTATTTCCAATATTTTTTTATCTGCGATCATTGTTACTTCTCCTGTCTGGATATCGACTTTATCTTTGTTTCCATCTTTTTCAATATCTTTAGAATCATTAAAGATGTCGCAATATATGTCGCAATATCTTTCATCTTTATCGAAATGAATAACGTGTCCTTCTATTTTTATTTTTTTAGTTTTTAATTCTAGAGCTCTTATCCTCTTTGCTGCATTTTCTATGCTATAAAAGTCTTTGATAACCACATTAATAACTGCGTTATTAATAAAATTATCTTTAAGAAGTTTAAGTCTAATTTGAACCTTCATTATGGGATGGCAACAGTTCATGACTAGAGGCAACCCAAAAACATATTGGTCTATAGGAGCTCCAAAGCTATATTTTTTTTTATGAGATATGTTATCAATTTCTAACATTATCTTTTCTAAATATTCTTTTATGGGATTAT